TAAGCAACTTACAGAAAAGCAAGAGCTATTTCTTCATGTACTATTTGAAGAAGCTAATGGCGACATTGCTACGGCTGCAAAATTAGCAGGTTATGCCAGAGGTACATCAACAACCTCCGTTGTTAAGGCTATTAAAGATGAAATTATTGAAGCAACTAAGCTGTACATGGCTAGAAATGCTCCGCAAGCTGCTATGGCTGTGGTATCGGGGATTGCTGATCCAACGCAGTTAGGTATTAAAGATAAATTGAATGCAGCAAAAGACCTACTAGATAGGTCAGGATTAATTAAAGCTGAAAAACTTCAGGTGCAAGCTTCTGGTGGTGTTATGATTTTACCACCAAAAGAAGCTTTAGAAGAGGACGATGAGGATTAGATCATTAAAACGGTCTACAGGTAAGTGGGAATTACCTCAGCCCTTAGACGAAAAAGAAGATAATGTATGGATTAAGATTCCTAGAATAGCTAGGACAGTACCTTTTGGGTATAAAATATCAGAAGACAACAATAAAGTATTAGATCCTGTACCAGAAGAGTTAGAAGCTTTAGAAGAAGCAAAAAAGTTTATAAAAAGGTACTCGTATAGGGAGGTATCAAACTGGTTATCTGCAAAAACGGGTCGTTACATATCTCATATAGGTTTAATGAAACGCATTAAAAATGGCAACAAACGTAAGAGACAAGCTGCAATTTATCGCAGATGGGCAGAAAATGCGAGAGAGGCAATCGCCATTGCGGAAGCCCTCAGCAACCAACGGATCGACGCGAAAGAAGAAGCTAACAACTGCCGATAAAAAGCTACAAGAATCTATTGTATCATTGAATATACCCGAAGATAAGATTTCTGAGCTTGAAGAAACAGAAAATGTTGTATTTAAACCTAATCCGGGGCCTCAAACAGCATTCTTAGTTTCTCCTGAGAGAGAGGTATTGTATGGGGGAGCAGCAGGTGGTGGCAAAAGCTTTGCCATGTTAGCTGATCCTCTTAGATACATGGGTCACGAAGCCTTTAGTGGCTTGCTATTACGCCACACAACTGAAGAATTAAGAGAACTTATATTTAAATCACAAGAATTATACCCTAAAATTTGGCCGGGTATTAGGTGGTCTGAAAGAAAAATGCAATGGACTGCACCATCAGGTGCTAGATTATGGATGTCTTATCTAGATAGAGATGAAGACGTATTACGCTATCAGGGTTTAGCATTTAGCTGGATTGGTTTTGACGAATTAACACAATGGGCTACACCATACGCATGGAATTATATGCGTTCACGCTTACGTTCAACAGCACCTGACCTTCCAGTCTACATGAGAGCTACAACTAACCCCGGAGGTAGGGGACATCACTGGGTTAAAAAGATGTTTATTGACCCAGCACCTCCGAATACAAGATTTGATGCAACAGATATTGACACAGGAGAAACATTAAGGTATCCACATGGTCACATTAAAGCAGGTAAGCCTCTATTTAAACGTAGATTTATACCAGCTAGATTAACTGATAATCCGTATTTAGCAGCTTCAGGCGATTATGAAGCAATGCTACTATCTTTACCAGAACAACAACGGAGACAATTATTAGATGGTGACTGGGATATTAAAGAAGGCGCAGCCTTTACGGAATTTGATCGTAGAGTTCATGTTGTTGATCCCTATGATATTCCTTCTAGCTGGGTTAAGTTTAGGGCTTGTGATTATGGGTACGGTTCTTTTTCTGGCGTACTCTGGTTTGCAGTTTCACCAGATGAGCAATTAATAGTTTATAGAGAACTTTATATAAGTAAAGTACTTGCTACTGATCTAGCTGATATGGTATTAGATTTAGAAGCAGGCGATGGCAACATTAAGTATGGTGTTTTAGACAGCTCGTTATGGCATAAAAGAGGTGACACAGGACCGAGCCTAGCTGAACAGATGATTATGAAAGGCTGTAGATGGCGTCCTTCAGATAGAAGTAAGGGCAGTCGTGTATCTGGTAAAAACGAAATACATAGACGCTTACAGATAGATGAGTTTACTGAAAACCCACGTTTAGTATTTTTTAGTAATTGTACTAATATTATTGCTCAGTTACCGGCTTTACCTATTGATAAAAAGAATCCTGAAGATATTGATACAGGATCAGAAGACCATCTGTATGACGCATTAAGATATGGCGTTATGACGAGACCGCGCTTTAGTATCTTTGATTATGATTCTAAAACGCCGCGTAATAGACCAACGCCTGCTGATGCAGTTTTTGGTTACTAAAAGGAAATATAATGGCTATTGATGATGAAGATACTATGATTGAAACGGCGTCTGTATACGTCGAAGATATTGATAGTGCAGATGATATTTCACAAGAGCATTACGGCTCTATTGTGAGCCATGTTAATTCTTTATTTAATAAGGCTAAGACATATAGATTTACAGAAGAACAGCGTTGGCTAAAAGCATATCGTAATTATAGAGGTCTATATGGGCCGGATGTACAGTTTACTGAGTCAGAAAAGTCACGAGTTTTTATTAAGATCACAAAGACTAAGACATTAGCTGCGTATGGTCAAATTGTAGATGTATTATTTGGCAATCAAAATTTTCCTATTGTTATTGACCCCACGATGCTTCCAGAAGGCGTAAGTGAAGCAGTACACTTTGATCCTGCCTTGCCAGAAGAGATGCGCGCAGGAGAGGCTCCTAGCAGCCCTTACGGCTATGCTGGTGATGGTAAAGATTTACCAGCAGGTGCCACTGAAAGAACTCTCATGTTGGCTGGTTTAGAAAAAAAGTTAGGGGGTATAGAAGGTCTTAAAGAAGGCTTTGGTACAACGGCTTCTTCTGTTACATTTTATCCTGCATTAGTAGCAGCTAAAAAGATGCAAAAGAAAATTTTAGATCAGCTAGAAGAGTGTCATGCATCTAAACACCTCCGCAGTACGGCATTTGAAATGGCTTTATTTGGTACGGGCGCATTAAAAGGACCATTTGCTGTAAATAAGGAATATCCAGATTGGGATGAGGGGGGTAATTACTCACCTCTTATAAAGACTGTACCTCAAATTAGCCATGTTAGCATCTGGAATTTTTATCCTGATCCTGATGCTACTAATATGGAAGAGGCAGAATATGTTATTGAAAGACATAAACTCAGCAGAAGTCAATTACGTGCTTTAAAAAAGCGTCCGTTTTTTAGGCACAATGTTATTGATGCTAGTATCAAGATGGGCGAATCTTATGTAAAGCAGTGGTGGGAAGACGATCTAGCGGACTATGAACAACAGCATAATATTGAACGCTTTGAAGTGTTAGAGTATTGGGGTGTTGTTGATACTGAGATGTTAGAAAACGAAGACATTGATATTCCTGATGATTTAAAAGATGTAGATCAGGTACAAGTAAATGCGTGGATTGTAAACAATAATATTATTCGTTTAGTATTGAACCCATTTAAACCTGTTCGTATTCCATATATGGCTGCACCCTATGAGTTAAATCCCTATAGCTTTTTTGGTGTAGGTATTGCTGAAAATATGGATGATACTCAAACACTTATGAATGGCTTTATGAGAATGGCAGTTGATAATGCTGTTCTTTCAGGCAATCTTTTAATCGAAGTAGATGAAACAAACTTAGTTCCGGGACAAGACTTATCTGTATATCCCGGTAAAGTGTTTCGTAGACAAGGTGGCGCACCGGGGCAGTCTATTTTTGGTACATCGTTTCCAAATGTAGCTGGAGAAAATATACAATTATTTGATAAGGCTAGACAACTTGCAGATGAAAGCACAGGATTTCCTTCCTTTGCTCATGGCCAAACAGGTGTAACAGGTGTAGGAAGAACTGCTAGTGGTATTAGTATGCTTTTGGGTGCTGCAGCAGGCGGTATTAAAAATGTTATTAAGAATGTTGATGACTATCTTCTCAAACCCTTGGGCGATGGCATGTTTCATTTTAATATGCAGTTTGATTACGATGATGAAATTAAAGGCGATTTAGAAGTTAAGGCTAGAGGAACAGAAAGTCTAATGGCAAATGAAGTTCGTAGCCAAAGACTTATGCAATTTCTTAGTGTTACAAGTAATCCTTCTCTTGCAGCATTTCCTAAGTTTAGCTATATTATTTCTGAGATTGCTCGTACTATGGATCTCGATCCAGACAAAGTTGTTAATACTGCTGAAGAAGCTGCTATTCAAGCAGAGCTACTTAAGAAATTTCAGTCTACACAACCTCAACAAGAACAACCTCCAGCTGGTGCCAACCCAGCAGACACTAGTGGTGCAGGCGGTGGCACTATAGGAACAGGCACTGCACCCGGACCACAAGAACAAGGATTTACAGGCAATGTACAGCAACCAGCAGAAGCAGGTGGAGCAGCTCCTCAAGGGGCTGGTGGGCAACCACCAGTGGCGTAACCTCGTTGATTATTTAAATGGATTGCAAGAACAGCAGTATAGAGTGTTAGAACAGAGTGATAAAGTACAAGACATACATAGAGCACAAGGATTTATAGATGCTCTTAAAAAAATAAAAAATTTAGAATTTCAAATACAACAGAGATAGGATTAGCTATGTACGATCAAATGGTTAAACTTATGCAAAAAGGTGGAACAACAGAAAAAGATTCTGGAAATACTGTTCCTCTTGGTAGCACAGAAGAGGAAGTAAAAGACGATATTCCTGCACAATTAAGTGCAGGAGAGATGGTTATTCCTGCGGATGTTGTTCGTTACTTTGGTGTAGAGTTTTTTATGGGCCTACGCGATAAAGCAAAAATGGGCTACAAAGTAATGAATGAAATGGGACAGCTTGGAAATAGTGAAGAATCAAACTTACCTGAAGATACATTATTTAATCAAGGTATGCCTATTGTTGTTAAAGATGTTGAAATTGAAAGCGAAGAGGAAGAAGAGGAAGGAGAAGAAGAGGGAGAAACGACGCAAGAAGAAAAACCTGTAAAGGCTGCTGTAGGTGCTTATGTAGATCCTCGTTATGGAAGAGAGCCTAAAGTACCAGAGATTTCAGGTCTCGCACAGTTTAGCTCTACTACTTCTCCTTTTGGAACAAGTCCAAAATATTATATGGACCCAAACAGTCAGATTCATGTTATATATGACATTGCAGGTTTTAATACACAAGAAGATCAGGTTCAAGACGATTGGATTCCTATTAATTCACCAGCAGAAATTAGAAACTATGCAGAATTAAAAAGACTTATTCCAGAAGAACCTACTAAAGATCCTACTACTACTGAAAAAGATACTTCTTTTCAAGACTATCTTGATATGGAAGATGGTAGTGGTGGAGGGGGTTATGATATGGAAAGTGTTACGGGAGACCCAAATTCTTTAGGGTCATTTGGAAGGGGTATGGCTAGTTTAGGTGAGGCAATTACAGAGGGTCTTGAGAGCTTAGGCTTTGGTGAAACAGCAGTTGCACCGGATGCAGTAGAAGCAGCAGTTGACGCCTCAGAAGGTATGGATGATGTTGGTGGTCCTACTGGATCAGTAGGACCAGACGGAGTTGACGGCTCAGAAGGTATGGCCGATAACGGAGATAATGGAGATAAC